GTACTCGTCGCGCACGATCTCGCGCGGCGCTAGCAGGCGGTCGGCCAGTCCGGTCAGGTCAACGGGCGCCTGCTGCGCGCTGGCACTTGGGGCTGCCGCCTCATCGGGGTTGTTTGTCTGGTTGCTCATGAGGGTCATCCAAGGGATAAAAAGAGCAGGGCGCCAGGGTAGTGAAACGCCCCGCAAAGGGGAGGGTCAGCCTGGCTGCCGTTGAGTGGTGTCACGGCCCTTGGGGGCGTGCTTCCACCACTGCGCGGGCTTGCCGCCGGCGCCGTAGTCGAAGGGCGTGAACACCTGGCCGAGTTGGCCCTTGTCGCGCAGGAAGCCCCAGGGTTTGACGTCCTTGGCCGGCACCACGAAGAGCGACCAGACCTCGCGAGGCGTATGGATGCCGCGCAGCGGGCCGGGGGAGAGAATCACCCGGTGGAACGTGTCACCGGTCAGGAAGTTGAACCAGTGGACAGCGTGCATGCCGCGGCGCGTGGCTTCGTAGTACCAGCCGCGCAGGATGAACGACATTGCCCAGCGCCACGGATGGTCGTGCAGACCGCGATCCGGATCCGAGCCGACGAAGCGGTGCAGATAGATGCGGATCCCGAAGAAGGCGCAGACGAAGTAGCGCTCCAGGTAGGGGCGGCCGGCCTCGGAGATGATCTTGCAGGGGCGGGCTGCCGAGTAGGCGAGCAGGAGGCGGCGGATCATGCGAAGTGCCTCCCGTGGAGTTCGTCCAGCTTGTCGACCTGGGCGCTGGTGAGCTGCGTTACCTGGCCGCCCCGTGCCTGCTCAGCCAGCTTACGAATAAAGTCTTGCTCCCACGCACTAAGGTCGCGGGTGCCAAGCAGGCCTTCCAGGCGCTTGATCATGGTGGTCGTGCTGACCAGCTTCATCGCGGGTTCTCCTTCGACGATGCGCTTGATGAATCGGTAGTTGGCGTAGGCGCCCAAGGCGACAATGCCGATGAAGGCAAGCGCCATGACGACCAGGTAGACCAGGCTTGCCACGATCAGTCGTCCTGGCCGGGATAGTAGGTGTCGAAGTCGTCGGCGCAGTCGCCGTCGACAATGAGCTTGGTGCCGGCCGCATATATCTGGAACAGGCTTCGCTCGAAGCCATAGATCGGGCCGATGAAGAGAGTCTTGTCGGCCTCCTTGCCGTCGAGGCGGAGGCCGAATATCTTGCCGTCGCTTTCGCTCACCGCGAATCGGATTTCGCACGAGTACTCGCTCTTGCCTTCGTCCTTGTCGAGCCCAATCCACCGGCTGCCGTAGCGCGACTCCTCGATGTGCAAGGTGATCCGGTCGGAGCCTCCACATTCGCAGCCATCGGGCTTGTTGTGCTCGATGAAGTCCTCAATGAGCTTCGACAGCTTGATCTCGGCCGGCGCCGGTTGGAGAAGCTTCGTCATCTGCTCCTCAACCTGCTTCGCCAGCACGTTGCCGACTTGCGTGTCGACCTGGGTGCGGACGATCTTTAGGATGAAGTCGCTGTAGGGCGCCAAACCGAGGTTATCGAAGTCCACCTGGAGCGCCTTCTTGACGTGTTCGCTAAGCTGCTTGCCGAAGTCAGAATAGGACTTGAGCTGGTCCTGGATGATGCTGGCGATGGTCTTGTTCAGGTTTTCTTCGATCGCCTTCTCGATCGCGCCAGCGGCAACGATGTTCTGGAAGGCGGCGGCTACTGCATTGGTCATATCCTGCATAGCTATCTCGTTTTGAAGTTGAGGGGAGGTGAAACGTTGGTCAGCTCAGTACGGTTCCCAGCCAAGCGCGGGCAGGCCGGTGGTCTTGCTGATCACCGGATTGCCGCGCTTGTCCTTCTTGGGCTTGCGGACCATGACCTTCGGGGCATGGATGCGAGACGTCTTGCGCGCGACCTCGATCCATTCCTTGGCGAACTGGGGTGCGTCGAAGGGGGGGCTTACCTGGGTGGGCTTCGCCTCAATGAGGATCTGCTCGGCCAGCTCATGCACCTTCTTTTTCCACTGCTCCATCGGCAGGTTGTCGTCGCGTACCTTTTTCTCGGCACGTTTGATGGCAGCATCGAAGGTCATGCCGAACACGCAAAACGCAGACATGGTCAATCTCCGTTGGAAGGGGTGAGCGACGCGGCGAACCGCTCGCGCACGATCACCAGGCGGGCCAGCGCATCCTGCGCGGCCATCGAGTAGAAGTTCTCGCACCGCACGACACCGTCGATAGCGGCGACGATCTCCTGCGCCGACGGCAGGCCCGGTGGGATCGGTGCTTTGCCCACGAGACTGGCGCGCTCAGCAAAGGCCTTGTTGTTCTCCGCGGTGCGGACGCGGTAGCCGGGGATGCTCATGACTGCAGCTCGCGCTCGATGGGCGTCAGGATGACAACCGGGCAATGAAGCCCCGGATGCGCGAGGCGGTTGTGTACGTAGCGATCGGAGCGGTCGGCGGCTCGAAGGCTAAAGCCGCTGCGCAGCATCCAATCGAGCGCAGCCACTCGCTGGGAGCCGGTCACCAGAATCGAGTCCCCTCGTGCGTGGATGCAATCGGGTTCGATGTCCACGCCGGCGTAGTGTGCGGCGGCCAGGATCTCGCCCAGGGCATCAAGATCCGGGGCTTGTCCGATGACCTTTGCGCGGTCGACTGCTACCTGTGCGTCGAAGATTTCGAGAAGGCGTTCAGAGAGCTTCATGCTGCTTTCACCTGGACATTGCGCGCCCCACACAGCAGGCCGCGGTTGATGGCAGCGTCATGGGCGGCCCACCAGCTGGCGAACGGCCCTGTGTAGACGCACTGACGGTTGATGAAGATGCGGAAGGTCACGATTGCCTCCAGATCGGGGTAGCGGTGGGTGCGTCCGGATTGAAGGCGGCATAGAGGCCAGACAAGCCGATAACGCCGGCCGCCATCGCGAACCAGAAGAACAGGGCGCGGACGATCTTCATTGCTGTTCCCGGACGGCGAGCATCGCGTCGGCCCACGCAGCGGCCCACTGGACATAGCGCTGTTTGTTGCGCTCAGCCTTCCAGGCGGCTTGCGTCTTCTCGTTGACGTTGATGAAGCAGTCGCCGCACTCACGCTCGGCGTCGATCGCGTTGGCGTAGGTGGTCGTGCGCTCCTCATTCATGAGTACGGTGGGCGGGCACTCCGCCGGCATCACCGGCTGGAACCACGGCTGTGGCTCTGCTGGCGCGTGCGCGATGAAGTAGTCGCGCAGGGTCATGCCGGTGCAATCGGCGTACATCGTGGGGGACATCCCACCTGCGACGTTGTCCGGGGCGAGCGAGCTATATGGAAACGCCGGCCCGCCCGTCTTGATCTCGTTGCTCATGCCACACCTCCAGCGCGCCTGATGACAGCCTCGCGCTCATGGGCGCGGGTGGTGCCCTCACCGTCGACATCGTCGCGAGCGTTGCGCTGGGCAAGCACCGTCTTCTGGCTGACCGAGAGCAGGCCCAGCATGTTGCGGATGATCAGGTGGGCGGCCTGCAGCTCGCGCACGAGCTCAGATTGCGTGTTGGCCGCAACGGCCTGGCGGATGGCGGCTTGATCAGACGTCATGGCTCAGCCCCGATCGCCAGAGCGGCAGATGGCCACCGCGACCAGGGCGATGACTGCCCAGGCAATGGCGCCGATAGGTACGAGAGAGTCCATCCCATGCCTCCGTGAAAGTGATTGCATGGGTGCTAGTAAAGCATGCTTTATTCAGAAAAGCAAGTATGCTTTAATTTGGCATGGCATCAGTCCTCCAGTACGCGATCTAAGACCTTGGTCATTGCCTGCGCGGATAGCCGGCGCGACCTGGTGAAGACACCATTGAGGGCATAGGCAAGCTCGCCTGTCGGTAGGCGCTCGATGACTATCGTGTCGCGCTCATCCTTACCCGCTCTTTTGTGGGTTTGACCCTTCCTTTCCCTGAACTCAAGAAAGCACAGCACATCACCCATTGGGCTTTCTCCGGCACCCGCCGTGTCCCCGGCGGTGATCAGTCGAGCTATCCAAATACAGGTTAAGTGCCTGCTGAATTACCCCGCCGTGGTGGGATGCAAAAGGTTCTGCGGCCCAGTCGCAGAGCCGTCTGCAGGGCGACGGAAAAGAAAAAGCCCGCCGGTTGATGGGCGGGCTTTGCGGGAGGGGGCTAAGGGGTGGGGGGGTTAGCCAGCCTTACGTTTGCTTGTGGGCTGTGCCACGACGGGGGGAATCACGCCGCTGGGCTTTGGCATCCCCCAGTCATCGCTCTGACCGATGCTGGCTTTGATGAACGCCGATACGACGGCTTCGAGGCCTTGCTTCTGCTCATCGGAGAGGCGGTCATAGTCCTCGAGTGGTACGCGAAACGGCCAGCCCGCGGACTGGCTGGCGCCTGGCGCGCCTTCTCCGGTCGCCAGCCAGAAGGGGTTGATCCCGATAAACCGGGCAGCGCGCGCCGAGTTCTCGGCCGTCAGCGCCTTCGTCTTGCCCAGGATGACCTGCGAAACAGCCTGGACGCTGATGCCGAGCGAGTCCGCCAGCTGTTGGCGGTCCTTGCCAACCAGCCGCAGGGCTTCCTCGAGGCGCTCTCCGTATGTGCTCATAGTCACGAAAGCATACTTACATGCCCGTAAAGCATGGTTGCTTTCCTCGATAAAGAATGCTTTAATGGGCTGCATGGAAAAGTCCAAGGCAACAGCCCTTCTGGGTGGAACCCCATCCGCCGCCGCCGAGGCCATCGGGATCTCGCCGCAAGCGTATTCCCAGTGGCCCGCGCTTCTGCCGAAGCGGCTGGTTGATCGGGTTATCGCCGCGATCGCGCGTAAGCACCTTCCTGCTTCGTTGCTGGGTGGTGGTGACCGCAGTGTGGAAGCGGCGGCTGCCGGCGAGGCTCAGTAGTTCATGAACCGTTGTGCCCGTCTTCGAGTGATTGCGCGATGCGCTCAAGCCGAGCAAGCAGCTGGCGAACGTCGCGGATGCATTCCTGCAGGGCGGGGCGCTGGTCAGGTTGTGGGCGGCGGCCGCGAGTCGGGCGGCCTTTGCCGGTGGCGAGCCACTGGGCCGAGACGCCAAGTGCGCGTGCGATTTCGTCCGTGTGCCGACTCCCTTTCGCGTTGCGATTCGGGTCGGCCAGGTACTGGATCGACTGGTATTCGATGCCGACGCGCTGGGCCAGAGCGCGCCGGGAAGTCGGCGGCTCCGTTTGTTGCATTGCCCAGCGGAGGCGGTCGGCAAAGGTGCGCATGGAGACAAGTGTGTCACCGGAGGTATGCAGAAGTGCATGCAGGCTGCTGGCAGAGGTTTTTGCATAGCTTCATAGCTGTGTACGCACACCAATAAGAAGTTGTCCGCGGGTTCGCCCGTCATTTCGCGGCACTGCCGCTGTATTGCCCCAAGAGGGAAACCACCATGTCTCGCCGATCCGAGTTCCGTAACGAAGTGAAGACGCGTCTGAACGACGATGACTACGCGCTCCTCCAGGCTTTCAAGCAGCTGAGCGGGTTTGGGTCCGACTCCGAAGCGCTCCAGCGTGCTGTGCGGCTCGCCCTCCGTGGGGTTATTGGCACTTTGCCCGTGGCCTTGGCGAGCGTCAGTGCCGAGATGGCCCAGGCTGGGACGCGGGTGCAGGCATGAGCGAGAGCGGTGGAGTCGTTGATTTAGAGCCAAAAACGCTGATGGTCGCGCTCTCCACGGCGGAAGCCGCGGACATGATCGTTCGCGCGTGGCAGGCGGGCACGCCGATCGAGGATTACCTCGGATACCACGTCAGGCATAGCGCGTACGGCTTTCTGCACGCTGAAAAGGTAGCCAAGGAAGCGCGGGACAAGCTGGGACAAGTTGGGACGTCCAGGGACGAATCGGGAAGCACGGAATGAACGACAGACTCACCGCCGGCGGCGCTTACCGCATGCCCAGTGGGCGCCGCGCATTCTTCGCGCGCTACGTTGCGTCCCGCAAGGCCTACAAGTTCGTCTACGAGGACGACGGCTGCACTGGAATTCGTGGGCGTGTGTTCTTCCTGACCGAGGAAAACCTGCGCCTGGCAGTGCCGGAGGTGGGCCAGTGATCCACGAACTGATGCCGCGCGCCGAGCTGCGCAAGCAGGGCGCTGAAGCCTTTCGCCGCGGGCTGAAGGCAGAAGACAACCCGCACTGGCCGCCGGGCACCGACGCCCACCTGGAGTGGCAGTTCGGGTTTAAGGATGAGCAATACCGGCCCAAGACGGCCACCACGGCATAGGAGAGGGCATGCACACGGCTGTCGCTCACACCAGCATCCGCCAATACGACCGGATGCGCAGCACCGGCGAACTGGGCCGGGTCCAGCAGGAAATCATGGACGCCATCGGCGCGCACCCGCGGGATTACTCCCTGCAGGAGCTGTCGCAGGCGACCGGCCTGGCGATCAACACCGTCAGCGGCCGGGTAAACGAACTGCGCAAGGCTGGCCAGCTGGAACTGGCGCCGGCCCGCGCTTGCAAGGTCACCGGCCGCACCATCCGCCCGGTCCGCCGGCCGCATCCGCAAAGGGACCTGTTCTGATGCTCGTGGTCGTCATTGCGAACGGCAAGGCCGTCCGCATCAATCCGCTGCTTCACCCGGACATGCTTTGTCACGGCCAGCAGTGCTATCTGCGCTTTCAGGGCGTCTGCCGGAACAACCCGGACACTGTGGTGCCGGCGCACTCCAACCAGCTGAAGGACGGCAAGGGCAAGGGCCTCAAGGCTGACGACCGCATGACGATCCCGGCCTGCTACTGGTGTCACTATGAACTTGACCAGGGCAAGCGATTCGGCAAGGAGCAGAAGCGGTCGCGCTGGGATTTGGGATACGGCCGGTGGGCAGCCTACCGAGAAAAGCAATATGGCGTGCCGGCGGCGCGCGTAGGAGCAGTTGCATGAGCGTCGAGGCTATTACCTGGGCCCTTCGCCAGAAGGTCGGGCGCTCATCCACCAAGCACGTCCTGACCCTGATGGCCAACTGCGCGGCCGAGCCGGCGCTGCGCTGCTACACGTCCATCGCCTACCTCGTTGAGGCGACCGAGCTTGACCGGAAGACCGTCATTGCGGCCATCCAGAAGCTCGAGGAGATGGGTTTGATCACCGACGACGGCGAGCGCACGGGCCGTACGGGACAGATCGTGGTCTACCAGATGAACGTCGGCGGGAGCGCAGAAGAATCCGAAGGTGGTGGAAAACGGAACAGTTCCAAAAACGGAACAGTTCCGAAAACGACGGCAAAGGGTACCAAAAACGGATTGAAACAGTCCCAAAAACGGACGGTAAGGTATCCAAAAACGGGACACGGAACAGAGGGAACAGAAGAGGAACAGAAGGGAACGGGAAAGGGCGCGCACGAAAAGCCTGAAAAAGCCCCGAAACCCTTCGAAGCCTTCTGGACGCTCTATCCCCGGAAAGCCTCGAAAGGCGATGCCGAGAAGGCGTACCTGAAGCTGGCTCCTGATGCTGCCCTGCAGGCGGTGCTGCTTGATGCGGTGGCGAAGCAGATCGGCTGGGACTCGTGGAAGGAGGAGGGCGGCAAGTTCATCCCTTACCCGGCGACCTGGCTGCGAGACCAGCGCTGGACCGACGAGCCGCCGCCCAAGGCAGCCCCGGCGACTGGCGGCGCGGTCGGTCAGCAAGCCGACGGCGATTGGTGGGAAACGGCCAGCGGCATCGACGCCAAGGGCGCCGAGCTGGGCGTGCAGCACAAGGCCGGCGAAGACCTCTGGCGCTACAAGGTCCGCGTGTTCAAGAAGGCAGGGGATGGCAAGTGGCGGGACCAGCTGCTGGCGGACATGCTGCGCACCAAGAACTCGCTGTACGCCAACGTCTACGAATTCTTCAACGGCCATCCGCCCATCGGGGAAGCGGCATGAGCCTCGAATTCAAGACTGCCAAGGGGCACGGCCAGATGGGCGGCGCCGCATGGTTCGACCGCCATCGCAAGACGCGGATGCGCGCCTACCACGTCTTCAGCATCCGCCGCATGGTCTGTGCAGACGGGCATTTGTGGGTGGTGATCATCGGGCCCTATGCCATCGCATGGGGCCACACCGTCAACAAAGGGCGTCGGGGCCGGTCATGAGCATGTGGGGGAAGCGGGGTGCGAACGGACGAGGCCTGGCGGCACGAGTGCGAGGTCAGGTGGCTGGCGCCTCTGCCGGACTGGCGGGTGACCGAGTACCTGACCAAGGTGGAGAAGGCCCGGGGCCGTCCAGCGGCGGTCAGATTGGCATCGGACGTCCGAGCGGCAAGGCGCGCAAGCCGAGCAAGTACGGCAACACCAGGTTGACGGTGAACGGCGAGACCTTCGACAGCCAGCGGGAGATGGAGCGGTACCACCACCTGCGGATCCTGCAGCGGGCCGGGAAGATCAGCGAGCTGCAGCGCCAGGTGGTGTTCATCCTCGCGCCGGCGGTGGTGGTCGGTGGCCGGAAGCGCCCGCCGCTCAAGTACGTGGCGGACTTCACCTACGTCGAAGAGGGCGCCACGGTGAAGACGGTGGAAGACGTGAAGGGTCACATCACCGAGGGGTACCGCATCAAGCGGCACCTGATGGCGGCCATGGGAATCCAGATCAAGGAGGTGCGATGAGCGAGGCGAAAGAGGGGAGCGGAATGCTGACGGAGGCCGAATTGCGTGCCGAGTTCGAATTCCAGCACGAGGGTAGAAACCTTAAGCAGCACAGGCTGCGTGGAACCTACGTCTCAGCTCCGATTGCTGCGCTTTGGAATCAGCACAAGCGGACTGCCATCTGGATGCAGTCTCGCGCTTTGGCCGCTGCTGCCGCCCCTGCGCCGATCGCATTGCCCGAGCCGCAGGCCGCCAGGCCGGTCACCCCGCTGACTTGCCCGAAGTGCGGTGCACTATGGCTTCACTGGCCGAAGGAGCAAAGCGGCTTCGAGCATGACTCGCTCAACATGCGTGGTGCCAAGTCCTGCAACTTCTGCGAGCACGCCAGCGCGGACCAGCTGAAGAGCCTGAACCGTGTTGCGCCGAGCGCATCGCCTGCCGCGCTGACTGATGGCGAGATATGGGAGGCGGCGGACAAGATCCAGGGCTTGGAAGACGTACCGGACCGCGTAATCCTAAATCTGGTGCGCGCCATCGAATCTCGCATGCTCGCCGCATCGCCTGCCGACCAGGTGGAGGATGCGCACAAATTGCTCACCGCCGCATCCCATGCGCTCCGAAGCTACCAGTATGGCAATGCGGCACCGGATCTCGCTGAGTCCATTGCAGACCGCATCGACGCCGCCATGAGCACCTGCAAGGAGGTCAAGTGAGCGGCCCGACAGGATTCACGCCAATGGATCTCGAACTGATTGAGCGGGCGGCGCGCCGCGCTGGGTTCGATGTCCGTCGCTTCCATGCCCGTGACCTGGAGGTCGTGCAGGTGCGTGAGCGGGGCGGCCAGTGGCGGTTCTATGACCCACTGCACGACGACGGCGATTGCTTCCGGCTGATGGTGGCTTGCGACGTGCCGCCGCAGAGCGGGTACACGACGATTGTCTCTGCGGGTGGCGTCATGGAAAGGCTCGGCCGGCATCCGTCCCGCCTTGCCGCTACGCGCCTGGCAGTCGTACGGGCAGCGGCAAAGGACTTCGGGGAGGGTGTCTGACATGCGCTGGACGGAAGAGGATATGGCGAAGCTGAAGGCCATGATGGAGGCTGGTGTGGCCTGGCGAATCATTGGCGCCCACCTGGGCCGCTCCGGCGAGGCGGCATTCAACAAGGCCAAGCTGATGGGTTTGGGCCCGAAGCCCTTCACCGGGAATCACTCACCCACCTGGGCCGCTATCGTACGGGTTTGTCAGGACGGCGGGCCGCGGACGGTCCATGAGTTGTGCAAGGCAACAGGAAACGCCCGAATCACGATCGACGCGCTGATGAAGAAGCGGAGGGCCCTGGGACAGGCGCATGTGGCTCGCTGGGAGCGCCGTGCAGGGTGCCCGGTGCCGTATTGGATGCCAACGCCAGGCGTGAGTGCCCGGAAGCCGAAGCCAGTGAGCCAGAACGACCGGGAGAAGGCGCGCATCGAGCGGATGAAGGTCAACGACCCGCTGCGCTACCAGGCGTACCTGGAACGGAAGCGCCTGAGAACGGCTCTGCGGCGTGGCATTACTACTCCCCAGCATGAGGTCGTTCGGGCGCTGTTCGGTATGGGAGCCCAGGTATGACGGCCCGGAAAAAGGGCGGCGCGCTGGCGCGGTTGGCCGGCATGTGGTGTGGGAACCCGGATTTCTGGCGCTTCGTGGCAGGTCGCAGCGGACAGCCTTGCGATTCAGCCGCGGCGGCGCGGGCCTACGTGCTGAAGGTCAGCGGGATCGAGTCGCGCGCGCAGCTGGACCATGTGCCCGCGGCTGAGGCCAAGTTCCACGCTGGCGTGCGGCTGCCGTTCATGCGTTGGCAGCAAGGGGTGGGGCTGTAAGCGGCCGGCAATCGATAGGAAACTCGGGCGGGGTGCCCGGCAAGACTACACAGAGGATCCAGACAATGAACGAGCCGCTTTTCACCAGCACCGACGCCGCACTGCGGTTCGCCTTCTCGTACTCCACCGAGCAGTACACCCCGACACCAGTTGCGCGATTGATGCGCGGCGGCCCGGTTGGCAATGGCAAAGGCCTGGTAGGTGTGGACGGGGCAGGGCAGGCCGGGATGGTGCGCCGTGAGCTCGAGGACGTCAGCGACCTCCACATAGCAATCCTGATCGCCCAGTTCGGACCGCCGCACAGCTCATGCGACTGTGGCTCGCCTTGCTGCTCTCGCCGCCGCCAGAATCCCGAATGGAACGCCGCGCTGCACTACCTGGCGGACTACACGGCAGGCCTGTTCGCCGGCACGCTGTCGAACTACCGCTTCCGGCGCGCGCTGCTGGAGCGTTACTTCGGTGCTCGCAAGGACGCCAATGGCAAGAAGGTATCCGTGGAGCGCTTGTCGGAGGAGTTCGGCGTCCATCGTCAGACTGCGGCCAAGCACAACGAACGTCTGACCCTGTTCCTGCGGGGAACGAAGGGCGTCAACGGTGAGGTCGGCGAGCAAGCGAAGGCCATGCTGCAAATTGATGGGCTGCTGCGCGACCGTGGTTTCGTGGGGCTTGCTGATGCAGCATGAAGGCCTGATGGAGATGCGCCTCCTCCCGCGTTACGCCAAATGGCGGATACCCGCCAAGCCGGTCGGTTGATAGGCTGATTCTGAGATCAGTCGAACTCTGGGAGGTGAGCGTGATGCCGATCTACAAACGCTGCATTTTGGCACTGTCCCTGATGATGTGCGCGGGGGCAGCTGGTGCTGCGATTACATGTATAGACGCAGGGGAGTTCGTTGAAGGTGTCGCGAAGGCTCGGGACATGGGGAAGTCCTCGTCCGATATGGATCGCATCCTTCGGCAAGACGACACCTTCTCCAAAGGGGAAAAGGCTCAGCTGCGAGAGTACATGAAGATTGTGTACCAGAATCGCGACATACCAGGCAAGGCGCTGGCAAATATGGCAATCGACTCCTGCTATAAAGCCGGGAAGAATCGATGATGTAAGTCGGGCTTGACCTTTCGACATTCTTTGTCGAAAATAGGCCTCAATTCGATACACCTAAGAATTCCGTCAGAAGCCCGCAGAGCGCAAGCCAGCGGGCTTTTTGCATTGGAGCCTGCCAGTTTCTGCCTACCTACTGGTTCCTGCTGTGGGGTATCTGGGCGCATGCATGCTGGCCCAACAACGACGGCTGAACGCGGCTCCTCACTTCCCGGTTGTCTCCTCCCAGCCCGTCTGGGTTTGACGCCCCGCTGGCATGCGCTGGTGGGGCGTTTCTCTTTCCGCGCAATGGCACAAATCAAGCTCTCAGTCCGCTTCGCATGGTGGCTCAAGCCCTACCTGCGTGTGCTGGCGTTCTGCTGCGTGCTGGCTGGCACCGTGCCGGATCAGGAGAAGCTGGAGGCGAAGATAAAGCGGGCGATGCGCGTGGTGGTGGAGTGAGCAGGCTGAAGACACTGCGGCCGCGCCTGGCAACAGCCAGTACCAGCCGGATCAGGACGCTGGATACCAAGGCAGGCGCAACGGAGCGCGTGCGAGGCAGAGCCTGGCTGGCGACCCGGCAGCGGGTGGCGCTTGCGCACGGATACCGATGCGCAGGCTGTGGCTGCGTGTGGGTGTCGAGCCGGGATCAGATTGACCACAAGGTACCGCTAGAGCAGGGCGGCAGCAACGACGACGACAACCTGCAGCCGCTGTGCAATGACTGCCACCAGGCGAAGACGGCGGCCGAGGCGCGGGCGCGGGCTGGCTGGTAGCGAGGTGGCGAGAGAGGCACCCCCGGGGGTAAATCTTCGGGGGCCGGCCGGGAGGGACACCACGCTCCTTCGCACGCACAGAAAATTTCCCCCTTGGAGGGATTTGTTAATGGCTTTAACAGGCAAAAAGCGGCTGTTCGCGGATGCCGTTATCGCCGGGAAATCCAATAAGGATGCGGCAATCGCCGCTGGCTACAGCGCAAAAACAGCGTCGGCGGCGGGATCTCGCCTTGTTAAAGACCCAGAGGTTGCCAAGTACCTCCGGGAGCGGAAGAAGACCGGCCGTAAGGAGCCTGTCGCGCCCGCAGAGGCGCCGCCAAAGCCGGCGCCGAAGTTCGACTTGGCCGCGGCGCTAAAGCACTCCGATCCGAAGGCATTTCTCCTGGCGGCGATGAATGACCTGGAGCTTGAGCCTCGGCAGCGCATTGAAGCGGCCAAGACCCTGATGCCGTTCATGCACAAGAAGCTGGGCGAGGGCGGCAAGAAGGAGCAGCGCGAGGAGGATGCGAAGAAGGTTGCCGGGCGGTTCAGCCAGGCCGCACCGCCGCGACTGGCGGCCGCCGGCGGCAGGAAGGTCTGACCATGGAATGGACGACGGCATGTCCCGACTGGGAGCGGCGTCTCATCGCTGGAGAGTCGATCATTCCGCCTCCGATCTTTCCGGAGCGCGCCGAGGAAGCGCTGGCGATCTTCAAGGAGCTGCGCGTTGTCGACCTGCCGGGCAAGCCCACGTTCGGCGAATGCAGCGAACAATGGGTGTTCGACTTCGTCGCGGCTATCTTCGGCGGGTATGACGCCGAGACCGGTAACCAGCTGATCCGCGAGTACTACCTCCTGATCAGCAAGAAGAACACGAAGTCGACCATTGCGGCCGGCATCATGCTGACGGCCGTCATTCTGTGCTGGCGCGAGGAAGAGGAGCATCTGATTCTGGCGCCGACCAAGGAGGTCGCCGACAACAGTTTCAAACCGGCCGCCGCCATGGTGCGCGCTGACGATGAGTTGTCAGCGCTGTTCCATGTGCAGGACCACATCCGGACGATCACGCACCGGATCTCGCGGGCATCGCTCAAAGTGGTGGCCGCGGATACCGACACGGTATCCGGCAAGAAGTCGGGGAAGGTGCTTATCGACGAGCACTGGATTTTCGGCAGCCGCGCCAACGCAAGTGGCATGTTCATGGAGGCGACGGGCGGCCAGGTCTCGCGCGACGAGGGATGGGTCATCTACCTGTCCACGCAGAGCGAGGAGCCGCCGGCCGGCGTCTTCAAGGAGAAGTTGGATTACTACCGCGACGTGCGGGACGGGAAGATCGAGGATCGGAGGTCGCTTGGGGTGCTGTACGAGTTCCCCCCGAGCATGCTCAAGGCAAAGGAATACCTGAAGCCGGAGAACTTCTACATCACCAACCCGAACATGGGGCGGTCGGTGAGCGCCGAATGGCTGAAAGATCAACTGAGAAAGAACGAGCCCAAGCAGGACGGCTCCTTCCAGAAGTTCTTGGCCAAGCACCTGAACATCGAGATCGGACTGAATCTTCGATCCGACCGATGGGCCGGCGCGGATTTTTGGGAAGCGGCGAAAGCCGAGTTCCCGATTACGCTTGACGAGCTGATCGCTCGGTGCGAGGTGATCGTTTTCGGCATCGACGGTGGCGGCCTGGATGACTTACTCGGGCTTGCGGCAGTCGGCCGCGAGCGTGAGACGCGGCGCTGGCTGGGCTGGACGCATGCCTGGGCGCACAAGATCGTGCTCGAGCGCCGGCAGGAGATCGCGCCGCGGCTGCTGGACTTCCAGGCTCAGGGCAACCTCACGATTGTCGAACGGCCTGGCGATGACGTGATGGCTGTCGCTGACATCGTCTGTCGGGTGCGTGACTGCGGCCTGTTGCCCGAAGAAAAATGCATCGGCGTTGATGCTGCCGGGATCGGCGATGTTGTAGATGAGCTGATCACCGAGGAGCGTGGTATCACGATGGAGCAGATCATCGCCATCTCACAGGGCTACAGGCTCAATGGCGCCATCAAGACCACTGAACGCAAAACGGCGGGCGGCGAGTTGGTTCATGGCGGACAGCCCATGATGGCCTGGTGCGTTGGAAACGCGAGGGTCGAGGACAAGGGTAACGCCATTCTGATCACCAAGCAGGCCTCAGGGAAGGCAAAGATCGACCCCTTGATGGCCACATTCAATGCCGTCTCGCTGATGGCGCTCAATCCTGCGGGCGTCGGCAAATCATTCTGGGAAACCGCATGAAAATCTGGCCCTTTGGCCGAAAGGCGAACGAGGATGGCTCTGTGCGCCACTCGCTCGACCTGTTCCGCCTGCTGGCTGGGTGGATGGCGACGAAAAGCGGCGCGTCTGTCAGCCATAAGACCGCCCTTGAGGTGTCTGTCGTGCTGGCCTGCGTGCGGGTTATCTCCGAGGGGATCGCCCAAGTCCCATTCAAGCTGTACCGCCAGGATGGCGCGAGCGTCGTTCCGGCTACGGAGCACCCGCTTTACCGGCTTCTGCACCGGAAGCCGAACGACTGGATGACGAGTTTTGAGTTGCGCGAGACGATGGCGCTGCATTGCGTGCTGACTGGCGACGCTTTTGCGTTCGTCAACCGGCTGCGCGGCGAAGTGCGCGAGATTATTCCGATTGACCCCGGCTGCATCTCCATCGAGCAGAACGACGACTACAGCATTACCTATACCGTCACGGCGAAGAACGGCGAGACGCTGAAACTTCCGCAATCGGCGATCTGGCACTGGCGCGGCCCGAGCTGGGACGGCGTTTGCGGGCTGGATGTTGTCAAGTTGGCGCGCGAGTCCATAGGCCTTGCTATGGCCACCGAAGAATCGCACGCGCGCATGCAGAAGAATGGCGCGGCCATCTCCGGCACATACTCGGTTGAGGGCACGCTGAACCCCGAGCAGTACAAGTCCATGCGAAAGTGGCTGGCAGAGAACTTCGAGGGCATCGAAAACGTAGGCAAGACGAAGCTGCTTGATCGAAACGCGAAGTTTCATCCTGCCAGCATGACGGGCATTGACGCGCAGCTGCTGGAGACGCGAAAGCACCAGATTGAAGAGGTATGCCGCGCCTTCCGCGTCATGCCGATCATGGTCGGGTACTCCGACAAGGCTGCAACCTACGCCAGTGCGGAACAGATGTTCCTGGCGCACGTGGTTCACACACTTTCGCCGTGGTACGAGCGCATTGAGCAGTCGGCAGAGTGCCAACTTTTGAGCCAAAAAGAGCTGGACGCAGGCTATTTCATCAAATTCAACGCTGCCGGCCTGATGCGCGGCTCGCACAAAGATCGCTCCGAGTATTTCGCTAAGGCGCTTGGCGCTGGCGGCTCGCCCGCATGGATGTCGCAGGACGAAGTTCGCGCCCTGGAGGAATTGAACCCCATGGGCGGCACCGCTGCGGCTCTACCTATTGCAACGAATGTCGGCGCCAAGCCGAGGGATGGCACGAATGACAACCAAAACGCTTGATTTCGGGTTCGAACTCAAGGCCTCGAAAGAGGATGGAACCTTTGAGGGCTATGGATCGGTATTCAACATTACCGATGGCGGCGGCGACATCGTCGTGCCTGGCGCCTTCGCGGACTCGCTTGCCACGCAAAAGACGGCTGGCCGCATGCCAGCAATGCTCTGGCAGCACCGCCCATCGGAGCCGATTGGCGTCTATACCAGCATGGAAGAGGACAGCGTCGGCCTGAAAGTGTCCGGGCAACTGGCCTTGAAGACGGCGCGCGGCGCCGAAGCGTACGAACTCATGAAGATGGGCGCCTTGTCTGGCATGTCCATCGGCTACCGGACGCGGGATGACAGCTACGACCGTGTTACCGGCGTGCGGACGCTGAAAAGGGTGGATTTGATCGAGCTGAGCCTCGTCACGTTTCCCATGAACGATGCGTCTCGCGTTTCCTCCGTCAAGGGGGAGATCGAGATCATCGAAAACCTACGTGATGCGGAGCGATTCCTGAGGGATTCAGGGATGTCCCGCGCCGAAGCCGTGGCATTCATTGCCAAGGTGAAGAGCCTCGGACAGAGCGATTCTGATGGGGGCGAAATGCAGCAAATCGTTGAAGCGCTGAAGCGCCGAAACGCGGTATTCGCCGCATAAGCGAGCCATCCAACCAAACCAGCAAGCCGCCCTCGGGCGGTTTTTCAATTCTGGAGCACATATGTCCGAAATCATCGAAATCAAAAGCCTGATCGAGAAGCAAGGCCAGGCATGGGAAGAATTCAAGAAGACGAACGACG